ATTCCGTAAGTGATATTGTCTGTGTCGTCATTCAAGTCCAAACCCATTTTAGTGGCGGTAGCTTCGTGATAGTAACTATTTATTTGAAATAGTCCTCTGTCTTCGCTCCACCACTGTCCTTTGTGGTAATTTTGATTATTACCAAGCGTCTTATATCTTATGCCCTCACATTTTACTATCGCTAGAGCCAGTTCTGGTTTCACTCCATTTTCCAGTGAGACTCGATATATCGCGTCCTCGATTGATTCGGGTGCGGTATAAGAGTACACAGGATGATAGAGAGAGAAGAACAGAACGAGAGAGACTAGGATTGCAAACCACAAGGATATTAGAACCTTTGAGAAAAAAGTCAGATATTTTTGGCTAAACTATTAAACTATCGGCTGTGATGTCTGGAAACGAAGTCTGATAGAAGTGAGTCCCGTTAGAACCAAGCCCGTAGCTAGTTGAGAATCAACCCAACCAGTTAGAAGTCCAATTCCTCCGAAGATTATTTGCAGAATACCGAACCAGATTGTCTTTGATGCTAATGGTGTTTTCATTTTGTTTGTTATCCTCCCCCGTCTCACTCCTATTAGGTTACTTTCCTCTGGCTTTGCTCGAAACTATCTCCTGTGGTTTTCTCCTATGACTCGCGAGAGGTGAAGCCTGTGCGACTGCTTCCTTCGTGGTAGGGGTGATGCGGGGAGGGATACTCTATTATACCCTATTTCAACCCAAGGAAAGCCTTGAGTGTGGATAAGATTTGGTTCAAGATTGCAAAGACCTTAACGCTGTCTACGGCATAGTAACCATTGAAATACGTTTCGGGATTTATCGCTCCATGATAGCCATTTTTCTGCTCTAGGTTACCCCAAGTCCAATCGCTCTCTCCCTTAGCGATGGGTTTGATGGCGAAGTGTAGATGGTTTCCTGTAGAGAAGCCCGTATTGTCTGCGTAGCCGATTAAGTCTCCCGCTTTCACCTCCTGTCCTATTCTTACTTGAATGTTATTTATAAGATGCCAGTAGATAGACTTCATGTGAGCCTCTCCGCCATCGTACTTAACAACATCTTTGGTTCTTATCACTACTCCGACACCCTCATTGGCATCTAGTCCTGTGTAGCTAACTATACCGTCATGTGAGGCGTACACAGGTTGGCCGTGTGCAGTTACTATGTCTACCCCGTTGTGTCCATCAATCCCGAATTGTTTATAAATCTGCGGGTTTCCTCCGAAGCCTTGAGAAACTGTCCAAGGCTTTACTGGATAAAAAAGTTCGAATCTTGTCATAGTCCTAATTTATCTAAAATAATGTTTCTAATCGCTCCAACAATAAATACTGAAATTGCAACGATAATCGCCAACTTGCCTTTCCAGTTTTCTAGCAACCTCTCTTGCTCCGATACCTTTTTTTCAAGAGCAAAAGTCTTACTGTTTTGTATTGCTACTCGAGCATCAAGAGACCTCAGCACTTCGCTTTGCCTGCCTGTTTCACTTTTAACATCCCCGAGTTGTTTTTGGATGTCTAATAATATATTTAAGTGTTGGTCGTGTTCCATTTATTTAATTATAATTGATGTTAATAATTGTGTATTGCTTACAATGTCTTCTTTCTTGGCTTCCAATGTTACTATTTGAGCATCAATGGCATTTAATTCCTTCTGTAAATCATCAGGGGTTTTAACTGTCTCTGTTATAATTATTCTACGAGTAATTAAATTATCGCCATCCTTAACTATCTCTGTCTCATCGCTCACTATGTTTTCTAAAAATCTTGTATGCATATTTATCTTCCTACTCCCATTATCATTAATAAATTATTATTTCCAGCAAACACGGGAGAGACTGTGAATGTTGGAGTTGCTATTAATTGATTTCCACCCGTCAATGCTGTTCCTGGGACTGTAACTGTAATTATTTCGGTTGCGGTAATATCATAAGCCGATTGTGCTGAAAGTGCAATTGTAACTACTGTATCCGAAGTTCTAACTACTGTTGATGTAGCAAGTTTAGCTTTTACTTCATTATTCCAACCAAAAGTTTCTGATTGAGCAGATGTTAAGCCATTGATTATATTCTGCCTTTGTCCGTCAAAAGTTCCACCTGAAGCCACCCAAGTATCTCCTGTAAGAGTTAAAATAATCGTTTTACTACCCGCCACTATATCTGCTTCGGTTATGGAACCAGTTACTGTTCCTGTGAGTCCAACCGAAGCGGTATTAACAGAAGTTCCAACAACAATTCTTGACCCATATAAACTTCCGCCATTAGTTGTTGCTTTGACATCAATATCTTGGTCTGACGGCATTGTCATAGCCGAAGATACACCCATATTTACAGGGTTAGTGACTGTAGAGTTTGTGACAGTTACAGGTGTCCCGCCCAGAGTATGCTGAAGAACTATCGTAGAAGTCGTAGAGGCACAATCTACTTGATGGATATAAGAGTTAGTTACCCCTGACCATTCTGTAGAATCCCATTTGGTTCTAAAGTTTTGGAGTCCTGTTCCTGCGGCAAGAGAGGTATTAGCTAGGAGGTATTGAGGTTCTAGTTTGGTGAGTCCTGTCGAGGCTATAGTATAAAAACCCAAATCTGTCGAGCCTGATTCCGCAGACCACGTATTATTGTCTCTTGTGAATTGCCCATCGCCTGCATATAAATCAGTAGTCGAACCCTTTACCCAAAATCTCGCATTTGTATCTCTTGCCCCCGACCGATTTACTTGAAAATAATATTTAGTAGAAGCTGAAAGTGAAACAGGAGAAGCAAAATTAAAATTAGTCCACACACCCTGAATATTAGCCGCGGCGATACTGTCAGATGTGCCTATTAAAGTTCCGTTGATAGAATTTGAATATACCGTAACAATTAGATTGTCTGTGGGGCTATTAACTGTTACTGGAAGTAACCTAATGGCAGCAAGTGAATATGCTCCCGTTGTGGTAAAAGACTGACCCACAGCCTGAGCCGTTTCACTACTTGTCCCTGTGCCTCCCTGAACATCGTTAGCCGAGGCTGTGTTTGACTGAGACTCTTGAAAAGATGCTTGGTCAATAACAATCTTTCCATTGTAGTTAAAGTGACTAGGGTTCATTGTATCGCTATCGACTGATGCGATACGATAATGTCTGCCGTCTACTGGGGTAAAGGAGACACGCGTTCTGGTTATTGTGGTTGCGGTGGAAGCCGAAACGATTGTGATTTGCTGGTTTCCGCCCGTTCCCCAGTTAGCAAAAGAGCCATTGTCTTCTTGGAGATACCAAGAAGTAGAGGACATAGTTGACGAACGAGTGTAGACCACTTCGGCATAGAAAGTTTTTGTTCCGTCCCAGTTTGCTGAATTATATGTCCAGTATTTAGGTGCAGCATTAGGTATGATACTGGCACTAGATTTTGTTTCCTCGTTTCCGATTTCTATTTGAGTTTCGGTGTTGGTTATAACAGAGTCGTTTTGAATGATTATAACCCTGCCCGCTTTAACCTGAACCTGACCAGCAGAGGTGGTGGTGTTTAGAATTTCTACCGTTAGGTTGTTGCTTGAACCAGATGGAGTAAAACTGCTACTACGAAATAGTGTAAAGGTAGATGTTCCGCTTGGAACACTAATTTGCACCTGTTCTGTTCCACCAGGAATACGCAAACGAACAGTTTTGGCACTAGAGTCGTTGTTTATGGCAAGAATTTCAAAATAATAGGTTGCCCCATTAAATTGTGCGGTGTCTAGAAATATCCTTCCATTTGCAGCAACAGAAGTAGATGTGCTACTTGAAAGCGTTGCATTAAGGATATTTTGTTCTTGCCTTATAATCATTTTATTTTGCTGTTATAAGATTGCTGTATTCCACACTTATTTTGGTATCTTCTGTGGGATTAATTTCCTTTAGAAAGTGAAGTTCCACTTGGTTTATGTTTCCTGAGCCAAGTTCACTTTCGGAGTAATATACTTCATAAGGACACCCCATTTCCTGACCAATAGCATCTCGGTCGTTCCATAAATCTCGGACAATATAAACAGACCCCTTTGGTTTAGGAGGATATGTTGGATTGTCCGCCATTATTTCATCAACCACTATCTTTTGTTCTTTAGTAAGTTCCTTTTCAAACTCAAGATATGTTTTCCCCCCCACATCTCCACTACCAATCGGTTCTATCCCGATTGTATTTAGAATACGCTGGAGCATATTCCACCTGTAACCTCCTTTCACTTGTTCGTAAAAATATTTCATTTTATTTGTAATAAACTTGTAAGACTATTTCTGAAGCTGCAACTCCTGTTGTATCAGCATCTGCTATACCTGTTACTAATGTAATGCCTATGCCTGTTGAAAAGGCGATACCCTTGTCAAAGTTAATAACTAAACCAGCACCTGCTGTATTACCTGGAATCATATAAGTATCTGTTACTCCTGTACCTGCTGTTGGTGTTCCTGATGTATTATGGAATTTAAGATAACGTGGTGAAGCATTAAGATTAAATGCCACTATTCCATATACTTGTCCTGCACTAGCTTTAACTATGGTTGCATTTGTTGAAGCTGCTGAAACAACGTGAGTTTTTAAAAGTCCACCTGATGTTGCTGGAATATCTTGTACTGCATTTGTTGTCCCTGGTGTTGTTTGGTTGATTGAAACTTGACCTATAACCTTAGTTGTTTCTGCTGTGAGTGTAGCCGCCACTGGAATAGAAGCTTGGTCTGAAGCTAGGGCAACTGCCATAGAAGCCGACATAGCTTTCTGTCCTAGAGTAGCTGGTAGCTTTGCACTCATAGCAGTCTGAGTTGCTTCCAAGTTAAGTGCTGAAGTGTTTAGGTTAGTACCTGCGTTGGCTGTGAAAGCTGTGTTGTCTATTGAGAAACCTGATACACCTTTAGCGATAAGAAGTTCTCCACGAGCAGACGACTGATTTTCAACAACCTGACCTGTGGTTACCGTAGGTTGAGTTGAGTTGTAAACACCACCAGTTTGAACTGGGTTTCCAGATTTAGCCGCACCCGAAGCCGCTGCACCTACAGCTGTTACGTTTCCAGTAATTGTAGTTGATGTCATTGTTACAGGAATAGAAGACTGGTCAGATGCAAGTGAAACAGCAAGTGCGTTTGCCATTGTTTTCTGTCCTAATGTTGCAGGAAGTTTCGCAGACATAGCTGTTTGTGTGGCTTCTAGGTTAAGTGAACCAGAAGTACCTATGTTTGCCGTTACTGTGCCTGTTACTGGTACTGAGTCGTTGGTTGCGATTGTTACCCTTTGAGTTCCAGCGTCTCTAACGCCTGTGTTCATTGAGATAGCCTGACCATTCATCTGGGTTAGAGATGTAACAGTCGCAAGTGTTTGAGTTGCTGCAATCGTTGATTCAACTTTAAGATTCGCTGCTGTTGCATTAGTCGCTGTTACTGGAATTGCACTTTGATTAGACGACAAAACAACAGGTGCTGATTCTGCCATTAATGCTTGACCCTTTGGTAATGTTGGATTGTATGCCATATTATATTATATTCCAATTAGTATTGTTACTAATAATGTCCACTGACGACTGGGGACTAATACTAACTGTTGTTGTTCCGTCTATTGTTTGAGATGAGGTTGTGTCTACTGTGATGTTTGCCGAATGGTTATTCTTAACTGTATATCTGTTTGTGTTAGATATAGCAGTTGGCAAAGTCATTGTGTGAGCCCCAGCGACTAAATAGACATAATCAGTGGAAACGGCAGAACCCATTGTTCCGCTTCCACTGGTTATGACTATGCTTCTAACTATTCCAGAGCTTCCCGTAATATCTGAAAGATAAGCTATTGTTCCACTCTCTGCTTTAAGTGTAGCTGTATAAGAAGTTGCAGAAGTATTAGCAGTTGAAATAGTGGTTACTCCAGTAGAAGTTCCCTTCATAGCTAACTTATCTTTGTCAAAAGTCTTTAATCCAGTTACTGATTGGACTGAAGCAAGTATCATATCTCCTCCTCCTGCTGGTGAAATCCAAGAAGTTCCTCCTGAACCATCAGTTGAAAGAACATAACCATTTATCCCAACCGAATCAGGAAGTGTCATTGTCCAAGCTCCTGCTATTGCTTTGGGTTTTACTATTACTGCTCCTGATGTAGAACCTCTTAATTCTATCACATCACCAAAAGAACTTTTACCCACCCCCGTATAGATTGCATAGGTATTTCCTGCTCCCGCTTGGTTATCTATTTTTAAACCATAGAAATTCCCCATTGTAGAACGAGCCAGTGTTCCTATATTTATTCCATAGGAGTTAGTGATTGTTTCGCTACCAGTTGATGTTCCTCCGAAATCAAATATCTTTAATCCTGTCCATTCATTAATAGTTCCACTCGCCCCAGTGTGTTTCATATTAATAGAAATACCCGCACCAAGAGTTGTTATATCGCTTGTTCCACTATGTAAAAGTTGGAAATTTAATCCAGTGGCATAGTCTATACTACCCGAACCACCAATTTCAGTTACCCCAATAACCCCTTGAACATTTTGAACAGAACTTCCACCATAAATACCAACATAACTGTCTACGCCTCTAACCGTGTTAGTAGCCCCATCTGCCCCGTGTTCTATGTAGGTAGTAAAACCAGCAATCTTACTAATGGTTTTTGTGTTTCCGTATTGAGTAAGAATTACATTATCAACACCCAAAACACTTTTTCCGTTAGATACAGGGTCTGCTAATAAATAATCTCTTATTCCAGTTATTACAGTATCTCCAAAATCAGTATCCACCGAAGCTGTTTCAGTAATATTTAACACCGACTTAGAAGCATAACCCCAACCAAAGGGGTCTACGCCATCAATTAAGGCATCGTTACCAAATGCAGCATGTTTATTTGCTAAAATATTATGTGCTCCTAAATCTACATCAGTAGTAGCTCCTGTGTAGGGGACGAAATTAGATGAATCAATAGCTCCTATGGGAAGTTCAAATCTTGAATTAGTTGAACCATCATAAGATATGGTTACATTAGGAGTTGAAGATGTTACCTCTACTAGAATCTTTAATACAATTCTGTCTGTTATGTTTAGGTTTAGGTCTGAACCTATAAACACGTTTAATATATATAAATCTTCTGTGGTGGTTAATGCTCCTGAAAAGGCCGAGTCAGTGCCTATTTGTGTTTCTGTTCCACCTGTGGTTCTTGAGAATGCTTGAGCGTAGATTTTAGCTCCTCCCGAAGTTCCTTTTTTGGCTCTGACACGAATACCGATAACTCCCGTAGGTAAAACTGTAACCCCAGGGAAGTTTGCATTAGAAGCAAATGTCGCAAGTATCTGTGGAGTGCCCGCTTGTGTTCCTGTGCAGTTGTTTGTTAGTAAATTAGTTTGAGTTGTAGGAACGTAGTTTATTATATTCTTAGCTTGTTTATATCCGCCTATGTCTGAAGCCGTATCTACAAAGAAGAAAGTCTGAAGACCAGATTGAGGAATATCAATCATTACATCAGAAGAATTATCTATCGGGTTATCCACAACCTGCACACCCGTTCCTTTGAAATTAAGATTAGTTCTTTGAGTGAGGGGCGTTCCTTCGTCTTGGATAGTGTGTCCGCCACCAGTACCTCCCACCGCCACCAATGGATTACTAATTGTTCCATCTCCTGTAATGGTAGTTCCGTCTACTTTAATTGTTTTGTTTATTAAAAATTGTGAGCGTTGGTCGAGGATAGAAATAGCTCTGTCAATTCTGCCGTCTAAATCTTTTAATTCTTTCTTTAGGGGTTCTTTCAACTCCTTCATAACTAGAGGCACAACCTTTTTGGGGTCTGCATCTTGTCCGTCCTCACCATCGAAATAATCCCTGCCTTTGATTGGAGTATAACCATCTCTGACTTTGATGCTCTTAATTTCTTCCAAGGCTTTAATTGCCGTTTTAAGAGTCTCTTTTGTTTGTTTGCTAAGTATCTCCGTGTGACCAGCTATCTCGTCCCTAATGGCTGTTTTGAGCTGTTTCTGGCCGTTCTCAAGCCCCCTTAAAGATTGTTCCAACCTATTAGAAAGGTCTTTGGCTGTTTGTGTGTTTGATTCTAAAAGTGCAAGTTTTGTCTGTTTAACAGCATCAGTCATAGCCCCCAAAAACTGTACGAGTTGTGCGGGTGTAATGGTATCGTCTCTTAGGAGGTCAAGGACTTTCTTTAGTTTTTCGAGTTTATTGTCTTGCATAGTTTTTTATAATTATAACACGATTATTTGAAGTCGTTGCTTTTTTCCACCATATCTGTAATACTGTCTGACATGAAAGAAATATTAGCGGGAGCGGTGGTTGTTGGTTTCATTGTGTATTCAATCATGATAGGTGGAGTTTATTTCTAGCGAAGTTCTAGGTATTTTTTAAGAACATCCGCAGTAAGAACACCCCCTGCTTTTAATTCAGAAAGTTTCTTTTTTAATTCATCCCCGCTTAAACCTTCGGTTACTTTAATTACCATGCCCGCCCTTGCGTTTAACTTTGCTTGGTTTGTAACTTTTTCAATAATCTTGCCCTTTTCGTCATCGCTTAGTGATTGATAGTCCTCCCTACTAAATAAGGATTCCAACTTGTCACTAACGATTTGACCCGCAAACGACCACATTCTTGTGTTTTCTTCCTGTGTCAAGCCCTTAAATCCCTTCCTGTCTCCTAGTGTGGTTGGAGACACACGAAAACCCGCATCCATTAAACGCCTAAGTTCGGTTGTTACTGGTGTTCCTATGTCTGGGGATGGTCTTGATGGGTCTATTAGTATTTCTAACGGGTTTCCAACGCTCTCTCTTTCTCTTCCGAGTATATCTACCTGTGGTTCGAGTCCTCGCCTAGCCCCTGGTATTCTTGCTTGAACTCGTTGGGGGGTTGTCTCTGCCCTTCTTTCCTTTGGGTCTGATGCTCTTGCTACGTCTGACACAATGGTTGGAACGGACGATGCTATTAGGTTTGGTAAGTAAGTTTTAGCGTATCGCTTTGGGTCTGTGACGGCATTGATAGCATCTTGTAAACCAGTTAGAAACGTCTGTTCTGTAAAAGACTTGGCTCCACCTATCAAAGCCTGTGAGAGTGCTTCTGTTGGGCTTCCAGCCTCCTCCAATGCCTTTTGGAAGTGTCCCCCCACCAATAGAATGTTACCCGCTGGTCCAAGTATGATGGGGGAACGCCACTTGTCACCAATTTTAATAGCATTGTTTTTAACGCCTTCAGCTTTTTGTAACTCCTGCTCTCTTTCGTCCCCTATTGGGTAGTCTAATGAAATAAGTCCTTTCTTAGCCATCTCAACACCAATAGCCAAGATTCCTGTACCCGTTAAACCCCTACCTAGACCTTGTGAAAATAATCTTTGGTCGAATTTACCCTTTCCAATGTTTTCTATAATAGTCTTGGCAATGCCAACTGGTGAATAGTTAATAATTTGCATAGCAACTGCTGACGGAGTTCTTCCGAACGGAAGAACTATCTCACCGATTCCAGGTATCTTCTGTATCGTTCTTGCGGCCTCGCCCAACGCTGTCTTGTTTTGGAAAACAGCAGTTGTGGCATCCGCTACCGCATATCGAATCATCTGTTCTGTAGGGGCTTCTATTACGCCGTTTGCGTACTTAATTAGGTCTGCCCCTTTAAATCCAGCGTTCTTGCCTTGGGCAAGTGCTTGGTCCATAAGAGAACGAGATAACGCTCCGTAATAGAAAGGCTGGTCCTGTGCTCCAAGAAACCTAAATACAGTGTCGGTATATGCCTGAAAAACCTTAGCGACTTTTCCCTTACCAAAGTTTACTCGTTTGTAATCTAATTTAGCCGCTATGTTTCTTTCATCGAACCCTGTCTTAAAATATCTCACGCCCTTTTCAAATCCCTCTGCTACACCACTACCAACGCCTTTTGTCGTTAACACCTTGGTTCTTTTTCCTGTAAATAAAGCTGCGGCACTGTCCACAATAGATGCGGGAATGTCTTTTACAATCTCTGATGTGCCGTGGAATAGGTTAGAGAATATGTTTAATCCTTGGGTCTTTATGCCAGTAAGGAGTCCTGCCTTCCACACAGCAATAACTTTTTTCATCAGAGGTGTAGGCACTAAGTCTTGGATAAAGTTCTGTAACTTCTGAAATTTCATAGCTTTCTCTGCACCATCTGCCATTCCATTTACAACTTTCATTTCTTCAGTAATAAACCTTGCTTGTTCCCCAGATAGTTCAGCTATTCTTTTAGCAAATGGAGCTGTTTCGTTGTATCTCTGTATCTCCCTTGCGGCAAATCTGACTTGTCCTTCTGGGGTTAGTTTTCCTAGAATAGAGGCGGCTTGAATGGCCCTACCCTGCTCTGTGAGCTTTGGGGCTAGGGTGTTGGCTATTTCTGCGGCTTTATCATAAAGGGCTGAGACTTGGGCTGGGTCGGTAGCCTTAGCTGCGTCATCGGCATATTTCTTTAGAAGTTCTGAAGCAACAGCAACGGCATTGTCGTCTGAACCAGTGAGTGCCATCTTCTCTGCCGTAACGAAGTCATCTCTAATTAGGTTCTTAGCTTTAATAGATAGGACATCAGTAGCCCTTGGGATATACTGACCAGCTATCCTTTCTGCGTCTGGGATAACTTCTTTTGCACTTGTTATGAATCCACGAGTTTTTTTAATTACATCTTTACCTTTTTGTATAAATCTTGAAACTTGTTGAGATTCAGTTACCACCTTATCTACCAAGGAAGAGAGTTGTTTGGGGTCAGTTAGGCGAACGGCATCATCTAGGTATTTCTTGGCTACGTCATCTGCCACACCCATCGTTTGCTTAAAGATTCTTAATACATCATCAGCTTTGTTGGCGTTCTTTAGCAAAGCCACAGCACCAGACTTTGACACCTTACCGCCTGGGATTAAATCAGCAGCACCAAGGGCAAAACCTACAAACGGTGCGGCTTTCCCGCTTTCTTTTAAGCCTACCTCTGCACCAAAACTTCTGGCTGTGATTGGCTTATCCGTACCATAGAGTTGTTTCTGAAAGAAGGTAGATGGTGTAAGTGTCTGTCCTGTCAGAGTAGAAGCTACCCCAGCCGTCCCACGAAAGAAAGATTGCCCTGATTTCTGAAATCCACCAAGTATCTTTTCCCCTACTTGTTTTGTGGCACTTGGGACTTCACGCACAATGTCCCGAACCCTCAGGTCCTGTGTAGGTTCAAAGTATTTCCTTATGAAGTCTGATACAGCCATTATAGGTCATCAAAATTAATTCCTCCCGATGTGTCTTTTTTAGTGGCTTTCGACATGATTCCATCGCGGTACTTAATCCATTCTTCTTGGAGTTTCGATGATGTCAGAGATTGTCTTAATTCTGTTTGTATATAATCCTTAAACCATGCTGGTGGCGTATCTGAGCCAAACCCCTTGGCAAATAAGTCGTCTCGTACTTTTGATGCTTCGGATGTGGTGAGGTCGGAGAGTTTGGTGAAACCGTCTAAAACTTGTAAGGTTCTAGCAAGAGTGCCACCAGAAGCACCACCAGATACACCACTCAACCTACTTGCAAGCTGTGCATATTGTCTACCGAAGTCTGGGGAGCTGGTGTTGAGACCATATACAGAGTTAATAAGTGCCGTTTGTCCTGACTTTGCAAACTCAAGAGCGAGTTTCTCTTGAGCGTCTACGTTAGACATCTGCATTTCCCAAGCTCTGTCGTTGTTTTTCTTCACGGCGTCTGCTTTAATTTTTTGTTCGTTTGTTAAGAATCCAGAGATTGAATCTACCAGAGCGTTCCTGTAGTTCCACTCGTTGTTTATCCTTTCCTGTTGGAATGAGGTTACTTGAGTTAGATAGTCTTGAGCTAGTTCTAAGTTTCCTTGTGCGGCAGCTACCTGTGCTTGAATAGGCAGTGCTCTGATAGCGGCTTCTCGATTAATGGTTGCCTCCTGACCACCATATACGGCTTCAGTAACACCCTCCTGATTGCCGATTTCTCGCAACCTGAGTAGGTCTGCGTCTCTTTTTGCCACAACCGAGTTAAGCGAAGCGGTATAACCCGCCAATTCTGCCTTCCTTTGATTTACTTCATTTTGAGCATTCTGAAACTCTGGCGATGCCTGAACGCTATCCTTTTGTTGGATTAGACTCATTAAGTCTTTTTGAAGGGAGGCCCTTTCCTGACTAGCCTTATCTTCTGGGCTTCCTCCTTGCATGAACTGACCGTTATCACCCATTACAAATCCGTCTTTAGCTAATAGATTAGCCACACCTGAGTTATTTATCGCACCCACATTGTTATATGTAGGTTTGCTTGGGAAGTTTACCGAAGGGGCTGATGCACTTGAAAGAATGTTGGTGCCGACAGAAGAACTCAAACCGAATGAACTTGTACCGCCAGAAACGGTTCGGGTGGGAGAATAACTGGAGATTGCAGACGTGCCATAGATAGGGGAACCCAGAGATGAATTAGAACCACCAGAACCTCCCGAGATTGTTCGAGGCTGTTGAACTGCCAGACCGCCAGAATTAATGGCAGATTGAATACCTGACGAAGACACCCCTCCATAACTCGTGATTGGATTGGCAAACGATACCCCATTCGACATCAAGCCCGTGTTTGGTGTGAAAGATGCTGTCCCAGGAAGAATCCCCTTACTTACTGTGAACTGAGATGGATTAACTGGAAAGGACATTCCCGCACTGGCCGTTTGAGAAGAGCCCAAGACATTCTTGACTGCTCCGTAAAGATTCTTTGCCCCTTGTTTTATGCTTGATAATATACTCATGATTTTATAATTATAACATTTTTGATTAAGTTTGTGTTCCCACAACCGTCCATGTGGGCACGGTGGCGTTTGTGCAGATATATAAAACTCCCGATATTGCCATTAAGTCCCCGACTTCCGCCACTGTCGGGGCAGAAGAAAAGACAGGAACTCGGAGTCGGGTATTGAAAGTAATGTCTTTGTTGAAAACTTGAGAGGAGCTGAAGTTGTTCTTGAAAAAGGAAGAGGACAATTCTTCAACTTGTTTCCTAAGAGCCGTTATTTGGTCTTGGAGTTCTTGTGGTGTCATGATTTTCCTAATGTTGGTGTGGCTAGTACCCTAAAGCCTGTTATCTCCCCACCCCCAGTTACACTTTCTAATCTAAAGCGTATTTCGTGGAAGAAAGGAAGAGCTACTCCTGTGCTTTCGATGTTAATAAACTCCCTAGACAAAGCTCCTGTGGTAGAGAATGTTCCGATTGTTGTCCACGAGGTGTCCGCATCTTTCTTGAACTTAACTGTCATAGAGCTAGTTGCTGGTAGCGGGGCTGTGTAGATTGTAAAGGAGTCTAGTTTCTTTTTAACAGTTACGTCTCCCATATCAAAGATTTGAGACTCGTAGACAGAGGTAAAGGCATAGGTAGACACATCGTTTGTTTTGTCCACAGAGCCATCGTTTGAATGGGCTATAAATACATAGTTAGCTGCGTTTCCTATTGCTTGGATTCCTGAAGTGGTTACGTTCTCGTCAACAAAGTCTAGGGTGAGAGCGAAGTTATAATCTCCGTTCTTTCTGCCGAAAGACCAGATACCCTCGTCATATTCTGTTCCTGCGGTGTTTGTCATAATCTTAGCTGCCCAGAATAGACGATTGTTATTAACGAACTTTGAAATAGGGATAGTTTTGCCTGTGAGGGCTTTGGTGAAGATTTCTTTTACCACCTTAGCCGCACCCCCCTGATACACTTGTATCACCATAGACCCCTTACCCGCCCCAGTAGCGTTGTTTAGGTATCTGTCTGTGATACCGACCAATACTCCTTCTACGTTACCGAGGACTCTTAAATCTCCCTCTCCCCAGTCTACAGTTTCAACGAATAGGTCTGAAGATAGATTCCAAATAAAGACCTTTGATTGTCCGTTGTATGAAGAGACAGGCGAACATCCGATAGCCAAGTATGAACCATAGTTAGCTAGTGAAGTAATCTTGTAATTCGTAGGGACTGTCTTAGCACTATCAGTAACAGTTCCTGTTGTGCCGATACGAACAACGACATTGTTATAAGCCATATAAGCGTTCCCGTCTGCTGCGATAACTCCGTTTGCTACAGATGTAATGGTCGAGGCAACAGTTCCTTGTGAGTCGGTTATAGAGGGAGTTCCCGAAAGCAATCCCCATCTAAATATCTGAGTAGTTCCTTGAAAGCCCCAAAGGTAATCCTTGTATTCAAAGAAGCAACCATTTTTAACGGCTCCATTTCCTTCTGAAGTTGCTGGTGTTGTCCAAAGACCCACAGTAGCATCTGCTTTTTGAAGTATTTTTGTAAGTCCAGCTCCAGTTTGTCCTAGTCCGTATAGTTTTGCTGATGTAGAAGCATATACGAAGTCTTGAACAATATATTGTTTTAGGTCAGTAGCACTTACAGAAGTTTCGGTGTCGGCTTCTAGTGACCTATAAGGGGTAAGTCTTTTAGGATTAGAGAAGATGTCAAAGTGTTTGGTAATCTGAAATTCAGTAGGTGCGTTCTTCCTGATATCATCACTGATACCTCCGTTGAACTGATTTACATAGATGGGGATTTGTTTAAACATATTATACTTTTAATACCTCGACGGTATAGCCGTCTAGCTCATATCCTTTAGAATTTAAGCTCTGAAAAGAAGCCGAGAGCGTTTGATTGGCGGTTGAGTCTATGGCGGCAGTCCCCCTTATTCGTTTTTTGGCAGAATTTCCCATAGAACCATCAGAAACCCAAAATTCCGCATTCGAGTTGACATATTGTACATTCGTAGCTCCGTTGGCAGTGATTATGGCTTCCCAAGTAAACGGTGTCTGGACAGTGACGGTAGGAGAAGCCACATCGATATTGGTTCCACCCCAAGTCAACCTGAGAGTGGCGGTCACAGTGCCAGCACCACGATTGATGGTTCCGTGAATTATAACCCTTATTGCGTTGGTGGTGCTTAGCGAATTTGCAGGTATTGTGGTAGAAAATATCGTATAAGAACCATCGGAACTTGATTGATTACCTGCTACTGATGCAGTAATTAACTTAGAAAAGGACAGCAGGGTTCCTAGTCTTGTCGCCAGCTTCGCAGGAGTAACAACAAGTTTAGCACCGGTTCCGCCCGTAGCTGTGCCGGCAGTTACCTCAGCGTCTGTTGCCTCTTCTACGATACCTCTTGTAGTCTCGCTAGCATTAACATTTCCACCTGCATCAACGTAGGCTTTAACTGCTTTCTGCGTAGCAATCTTCGTGTCAGAGTTGGCCGCAAGAGAAGTGTCTGTATCTAGGTAAGATGTCTCAATCTTGTCAGAATTAAGATTGGCAAAGTTGGTATTTATGTTTGTGCGACTGTTTGTGATGAGGTCGCCTGCTGCAATGTTAGTGATAGTTGTCATTATGGTTTTGCTACGTTGGTAATAGAGGAACTCTGTTTTGTTGTGTTTGTAAACAACGACCCAGTTGCTAACCACGTCCTCGTTTCAGAGGCCCAAGTCGACGTAATTGTAGACCAAAGTTCCCCGAAGGAAACCCTCACGGAGTTGATTAGAGAAGTCGTAGGTTTTGTGGTGTTTGTAATTGTCATTATCGTGAGCTTCTATGCCTTATTCTGATTACGTTTGGTTCATCTGTCTCTCTACTTGCGAAGTAGTCGTCTATTACCTGCTCTTCTTTTAAGAGTTCGACGGCCAATACTTGTAAGTTTGGAAGTCCCAATTCTACAGCCGCATCGTAAGCACCTTTAACAACGAACCCGTTATGGAGGTCGTCTGCCACACCAGGTTGCTTGGTTGTGTCTGTGCCTGCAAAGTATGAAGGGGCGCGTTGGAAGTAGTATTTTAATTTGTACTTACTTGCATCTGCGGTCGAGGGTTTGCTATCTAGCCTTATGATATTGTCCGCTATTTTGTCGTAGGCAGTTGGCGTTTCCACATTAATCCCAAAAGAACTGAAACGATAACTCCCAGAGTTAATATCAACTGGAGTTAGTCTGGTCTCGATATTTGTGGCTATCTCTATAAGAGAAACTGCGGTAAGGTTTGTGATTCTGTTGCCTTGCTGGTCGGTTAAGAACGAATAATCTGACACGTTAGCCGTTAGGCTTTCTGTCCCCTCTGGTAATGCTGCGTGATTAGTGTCGTCTAGTTGGAAACGTCTGTCCAAGACTTTTCCCCTGGTGAAGATGTGGTTGAGCCAAACATTGCAAGAATTAACAATCTTGGATGTTGGCCATTGTGTAGAATCAACACCAGCCTTTGCTCTGACCTGTTGGACTATCCCCGTATTATTTGTTGCTTCTGAAAATGCTGTCATGTTATTGTTTTTTATTCTTAAATCCCACCTTAAAGTCGTTCATGTGACTAAAGATTGAGGCCACGATTTCTCCGTCCTCTAAGGCAAGAGAGTCAAAGTCCTCGTACATATCTGCAAGGAAGGGCTTCATCACCTTCCTGCCTAGTGGAATAATCTTGTCGTTGTACTTCTGTGCTTTGAGAGCCATTTTGTTTCTTTCTGTTTCTTTCTTTTCTTTGGCGTCTTCTAGTTCTTTGTATTTATCTCTTAGTTCTTGAGGTACTTGCTTGGTCATTCTTTCAAAGATTTCCTGCTTGTACTCCTTCATTAGCTTGATAGCCTTATCCACTTCCTTAGTAAGTTCCTTTTCTTTCTTTAGGATGTCTTTGATGTCTACTTTCTTCTCTTCCTTTTGTAGTTTAACGTCAATTTCAGCCATTTCTTTCTCTAGAGCTTCGATTTCTTCTGACACACCTCGCCCAATCTTAACCAAATCACTCTTCTTGGTGATAAGGTCTGCCAGCTTGGCGTTTTCAATTTTAATTACTTTAGGGTACATATTATTTTTTATTAAACATAGTCTGATAATTAGTCTTTGCTTTATTAGCATAACTGTCAGTCTTCTTGTGACATGGAACACATAAAGTTCTTCCGTTTTCAATTACCAGTCTAAGTTCTGGGTAATAGGCAAAGGGCTTGATATGGTCTGCGTGTAAGGTAACTCCACGACTTCCACACTCTTGACATGTGTAGTCATCTCGCTCAAATACAGCTATTCGCCAATCTTTGTACTTTTTGCTCGTTCTAATTTGTTGGTTAATTGGGGTAATTCCGCCTTTCCACAGGTGGCTTTTTGCTCCCTTACGGGAATTGCTCATTTTCAATCTTGTTTCTGGTGAGTGGTTTTGAACGCCAACCCTTCCTTTGTTCCAGGGAATTCTACCCTTTCTGGTTTTGCTCCAGAGTTCTTTCGTGTCTTGGGAGTGTTTTTTCCCTAACATTCCCTTGTAACCCACGTGCCCCTCCTTAAATGATGTTGAAGATTTAGCCATATTATTTTTTGAATAGTGACTCATATGCTTCTTTCCAACGCCACGCATTATTCTCTATCGAGTAAGTCTTTTCAACATATTCCTTAGCTTTCTTTCCCATATCTCGTCTTAGTTCCTTGTTAGAGATAAGTGTTTCAATTTGTGCTATCCAACTTGCAGTGTCTGTGGCTAGTAAAAGGTGTTTAGCGTCCTCTGGATTCACTTCGTAAGGAGAGTCCTTGGTAGGGAATGATTGTCCGATAGTTGGGATTTCTAGCATTGAGTTCTCTAAGAATTTGAGGTTAGACTTACAGCGATTGAATACTGAATCATATCTAGGAATGATAACCATATCTAGCTTTAGTCCGTTAAGGTACTCGTAGTATTCATCTGTTGTCGTATATGAGTGCCATTCTACGTTTACTCTGTTCCAAAAGGCATATTCGTCTACATAAAGTTGCTTGTAGATTTCATTGTTTCCCTCTGGTGGTAGTGAGAGTAGAACCAAACGAACTCTTGGGTCATTCTGATAGTGTTCTACGATAGGTTTCAAGACTTCAACGTCTGAAGTTACTCCTACTGAACCAGTAATGCCTATTCTTACGATGTCTGTTTCGTTTCTTAGTGGTTCTGGGTAGTAGAATGGGTCTACTGTGTTAGGAAGAACTACTACATTGGGATTTAAAGGTAGGTATTCTTGTCTTAAACACTCGGTGGAACAAGTTACTAGGTCTGCCATTTTGATAAAGGCATCTAGGTTCTTGTTCATTTGACCCAATCCTCGTTTAACTCTTTCTTCGTTTAGGTAGTCTGTGAACTTTAATCCGCCTGTGTCTTTGTAGGTGTCATCATTGTCAAACACAATCTTCTTGCCTTGTGCCTGTAGTTGCTTGGCTACTGCTAATAGTGCATCTGATTCTGGTCGATGGAAGACTACTACATCAGCGTCCATAATTGCCCTAGCCTTTTGTTCTGGTGCTGGTGTTCCTGCCAATGAGAGAGTGGTTCTGTCCCCATCCCATCCGTTCTCCTGTAAAGGAAAGAGGCATCTGACGTTATAACAGCCTTCGAGCGAGGTATGTACGAAGTATACTTTCATTGTTCTAATAGTTCTAGCTCGGCCTTCTTTTCGGCAATCTTGGCTAGTTTAAGGGCTTCTAAGTCTTTCAGGTGCTGTTTTGTCTGTTCTATTTGCTCTAGCACCGACATTTCGGCTACTGGGGCCACTGGTGTCGCTGGAGCCAATGGGGCTACTGGAGCTTGTTCAACATACTCTGTTGCCACAGGCTCTATGATTTGTTTTGTTCTAGCGTCAATAATGTTCCCCGCTGGGTCTATTCTGGCACTTTCTTTTCTTATGTTATTTGCGATTATTACTGTCATATTGTTTGCAGATTTGCCCTTGGAAGTCTCAATCTGCATTGATTCCAAAGGCAAACAATTAAGTGATTAAGAGACGGTCAGGATAGTTACACCTGCGTTATCTCTGTTCTGCACTACACCGTAGAGCAAGTCTGCGGTTGTAAGAGTTGAGAGGTAATCTGGGATGTAGTTAGACTGAACACGAACACCATATCTACCTGTCATTGAGCTACCTAGAGAGCCACCTGCTCCTAATGGAGAGGTTGCGAAGTGCAAAGCATCTCGGTTAGCCAATGCATTGTATCGTCCAGCTGTTCCTGAAACGTATTGAACGTTTGCTGAAACGTAAACTGGAATACCATACAGGGTTGCTCGTGGGAGCTTTGCTGTAGGGTCGTTAACTGGAGAATTGACTGCGAGTGAGAACTTATCAAGATTCTGTACTTGCTTCCAAAATGTATTTGGGTGCATGAAGAATGCTGTGTCTGACTGTGTGTCAATTCCTACCGATTCAAGAGTTGTGATAGCTGCACGGATTTCACTGTCGGCTAGGTTAGTAGTCGAAGCACCTGCTTTTGCTGTGAAGTTCTTGAAGAGGTTAGCGAGTGCGACTTCTAGTTTCTTGGCCATAGTGTAACCAGCACTTCTTGCATACCTCTCTTGGAGGAAGTAAGAATGCTTTACTTGAGCTGCTTCCTTGTCTTCGATAGCGAACGAAACTTCAAACCACTGGTCTACTGTAAGAGTAACCTTAGTGTCCGTAGGGGCATTAAGAGTAACTGCAGTAGCGTTGGTCTTAGCGTTTGCTGTGAATTCAGTCAAGTTAGGAGTGTAAAGGGTTGAACCTCCACCTGATAGCTCGTCTGAACGGTCTACGAAGAAGTCTGCAATCAAGAGTTTCAATTTGAAGAACTCATTGATTTTCTCCCCCCATAATACTTGTTGTTACTATTCCTTTCGGAACGCCTAGAGCATTTCTGCTAGGTCAGTGTTTTTATTTATAGACACTGGTCGGACTATTGCATACCTTTCGGCTCACTTCGCTTAGTCTCTGCAAGTCCTCGTTGATTAAGAATTTTTAACTGCTTGTATATATCTGTTCTAGCTTTGTTGATTGACTCACGATTAACATTAGTTATCTCCACTTGAGTTTCTTCTAGCTTAATTATTAATTTTGCTTGTCGCTCTTTAACAATTAGGTAAGGAAGAAGTTTTTTAGCTATTGGTATAACTCTTGTCATACCTCTGAACTCTAAAGACGATTTATTTGAGCAATTATTGTTAGGGTTTTTTCTATCCCCACTTATCTTGTTGACAGATAGATTTCCATAACCGATAAAGTTTTTAATTGCTTTTAATACTTCGTCATTGCGAGTTACTTGAGATATTTTTAGGACTGGGGTGTAGTAATATCCATAATGATTGTCCCTATGCTTGATTTTAATAAGAGGACTATCCATTTTCCTTACTAGACCGAAGTATCCTTCGCCGTCTATAAAGCCAGCTATATATTCAGGTGTTATATTCATACACAACTAGTGTATCATATAACTATTCTTAATGTCAAGGTTCTTGAGCGTTGTCCTGTCGGATTTTCGCCATTGATTAGAAGTGATTTGAATCCCCCTATTATGTCAAGGGGATGTTTGATGCCAGCGTTGTGCTGGTCATCGTGTCTGTTGCGAATGCCATTTGTAATGTTTGTAATTAACCCATTATCTTCTTGAAGGCTTTCAAGTGTTCCTCACGGGTCATATCAGGTTTAATTTCGGATGTATCTCTCGATTCACCTGAACCTTTTGAAGCACCTAACCTAGCGTCTTCTCTCTTCTTCTTTGCGGCCATACTGGCTTGATATGCAATAAACATATCGTCTTTTAGTGCTTCTTGAAGAGAAGTACCATTGCCTTTGGCAATAATCTTCGCTTTGTCGATTTCTTCATCTGATAACCCCCGAGCAATCAACTTTAGTTCTTCTGGAAGTTGTGAGTCGTTGGTAATGTTGGTTTCTTTGGGAACGGGCTTATTCTTGTCTGCATCGTAGGCCATAGCCTTGCGTTGCATAGTCTTAAACTTCGCCTTCGGAATAGAGATGGTTTCCTCTTCTTCCTGAGGTTTCTCCTCCACGTTTTCAGTTTCGGTAGTTTCCTCTGATGTTTCTTCTTCTTCCTGTTCTAGAACATCTTCTCGAACACTTTCATTTTCTGGTTCCATGAAATGATAAATGGTTAGTCGTTGATGGTAGGCAACGATACCTTAATAATTTGTGGTTATTCGTCCGAACACCACAAAACGGAGTAACTCATCTCGAATGATTCTTTTGTTCCCTGAGGTCTTCCTTCTTGGGAAAGAGAACTTCTAGGTTTTCAAAGGCTTCGTCTATTACTTCTTTGGCTTCGGCCATTGCTTGTGTGTCTTCTTTTGCAAAGACCTTCTCCAATGCCTTGACCTCCAAATACTGCTGTAAGTAAGCCTTAACCTCTTCCCTCATCCCCTCGTTTATGTAGAAGTCTTTTAACATATTATTGAGGGTTAGTTGCTAGACTCATCTTTCGTTTTGGTGCGGGGGCTGGCTGTGGAGGTATCATCTCGTTCTTCTTAGCTTGCTCGCTGATGGCTGTAGTTATCTGTATCGGACTAATACCTGCATCTGCTAACTCAACGATTCTAGCTAGGAGTTGTGATGCTACTGGGTCGCTTGCCAAGTTAGGATTAGAAGCATAGGTAAGAAGAATGTTGTTTAGGCTTTCTAGTGTGGCTGCCTTATTCCTTTGTTCGCCTGTTACGTTTACAGTCACTTTAGCCTTTAGGTTCTTGTAGAATCCCTTTGGAATCTCGATGAATCTCTGGCTCTTAGTTTGTTTAATGAACTCGTCATAGTTATTAACAAACGCTTCGTATTCCTCTATTGTGAAGTCTCCTCCCGCCAGAATCTTCTCCTTAGCCTGTTCTATTGCGTGGTGGTTTGAGAACTTAGAGTCAATCTCCTTTAGTTCTTCTGGTGAGAAGTCATAGGATAGGATGTGTTCCTTGTTAAGATTCTGAGATAGATAAGGCATAATCCAATCCTCAAATAGTTCTGTGATAAAGATACCAAACTCTTGCTGTAAGACCTTAAATACCGATGAAGATTGCTGTAGAACGGTTGCTTGTAGTCTAAATGGAGTGCCTGATGGTGGTGTTTCCCCTCTCTGTGCTGAATAGGCTGAAGTTGTCTTCTGTAATTGGTCATACCACTGCGTTACTATCAAGCTGTATTGGTTTAATCCACCACTAGGAAGGAGATTGAGAGCGGTAATTGGCTTGTTGTCCTCTGTTTCAAGGATAGTTCCATCGTCTGTTTCAGTAAGTAAGTTCCTTCCTTTGAGTTTCTTGGAAGCAGTCTGACCAATAACCTTGGTGGTATATTCCATTGCTCTGTATTGTTTGAGAATAGCGTCATTTGTCCACACTTGAGCCTCTTCGCCTTCTTCCATAACTCCTACACCGAAAGCTCTGCCCGCTTTAGGCTTGCGAGCTAGGTACTTGTAGACCTCTTCGGTATTATCCTCTGAATACATTATCTCAAAAGCATCGCTATCTGTTTGTTTCTCTTCCTCTGTTGGGTTGCCTGCTATGTAGTAGAGTTGATATGAGAATTTGTTCTTATCTTTATCTGTATATTTCTCTCCATTAGCGTCCTTGAAAGTGGCTTGTGAGAACGTTCCTCTTACCTCGTAAACCGGTACAGTTCTGTTGGTTGTTGAGTTCTCTAGTTGTTTGAGGATTCTCTTAACACCCTCCTTGTTCCATTCTGTCTTTTCAGCAATCTCAATAGCTGTTAGCCAGTGGGTTTCCACTATTGGTCTGCCTATAATCTTTCGTTGGTCTGTGATTAGGTTCTTCCATTCAGGCATCTCAATGGTTAGTTTTCCATCTTTCATTACCTTCTTAACAAGAAGTGAGCCATAACGAGTATGCGTATCTCTCATGTCGTTCAAGGTCTTGGCAAAATCACTCTCTTTCATCCACACATCAATATCTTTAGACAAAAGCCACGACTCTAAGTAGTGGTTTGAATCATCAGATGTAACGTGTATATCCTTAGTATCTAAGTCCTTGGCGGAGTTCTCTACGTCACAAATAGCGTTGAGAATCTGCATAAAAGGCTTCTCTCTGCCCAATTCGTCTTTCTGACCGTTCAAATACTTTGAGTTGTTGTAGAACTCAATAGTCCTTATTTGTTTCTTCTGTGAGAAGGGTAAACCGTCAACCAAGTCTATTGTCTTGTCGTAGTTTACCTTAATCTGTTCTAGTTCGGTTTTTATGGATAGCATAAATGATTAAATTTATGTCTCCAGTTTTCCTGCTAGACAGTTATTACTGTATACAAGTATAACACGATTACACGTGTCAATACAACATTATCTTAAAAATATCTTCTGCTCTCTCTGAACTATGAAATAATCTACCTTACCAGTAGCGTCTTTCTGTATGGTTACAGTCTCAAAGGGCTTCAGTTCCCTCAATATCTCTAGGATTTTCTTCTCGTTTTCTGTCATCTTGAGCTTTTCTTATTATATCTCATCTTTGCTTCTATTCTATCGTTTCTTTCAACAGGGTCAGGCACTTCTAGTATCTTCCT